AGATCCGGCCGAAGAGCCTAATTGGCAGCCTACATATGACGTGCCTACGGAAGAGATGATAGGGGCGGGTATGGCTAAGAAAGCACCACTGAACACCACGTATGAATGGCACAAGACAAGAGGAGACATTACCAAACACCAAGTACCTGTCTTGATAGATGGAAAAAGGGTTGTGATGGAGTTTAAGGGGGAGTTTGGAGCAAGGGTTGCTGCTGCCATAAATGGTGACAACGTGGTAAGATGGAAAGGTACAGAGGGTCTTGGGCAGTTCACACGCATAATGGCCTCATTAAAGACATCTAAAAACCCCGACTTCATGCTGACAAACTTTGTGAGAGACTACTTTTTTGGAGCAATGTCGTATTACATAAGAGGAGGAGACTCTGTTACCCTTACAAAAAACATAGGCAGAGCATGGCGAGCGATACATAAAGACTTCCGCACCAAAGGCAAGGTAGATCCTTATCTCAAGCAGATGTACAATGATTTCAAGATGAGCGGAGGAGAGACCGGTTATGTGCATATGTTAGGGCAACCTGACTTTATGAAAGAGGCGCACAAGCTGATAAAGGAGGCAAGTCAGGCAGGTAAGATAACCCCTGCTATGGCAGCAAAAAAAACAGGAAAGGTCATAAACTTCTGCCTTGATTATCTTGCAAATATGTCTGAGAACGCAATGCGTTTTTCAGCATACCTGACAGAAGCAGAGAGGATGATGAAGGAGCAGGGGATAACTGAGCCTACTGAGACTATTAAAAAACAATCTGCCTTGGCAGCAAAGGAGCTAACTACCAACTTTAACAGAAAAGGGACATGGGGTAGTCAAGCAAATGCTATGTACGCTTTTCTAAATGCTTCAATACAAGGAACAGCTAACTACTTTAAGTTGGCAAAAGAGAATCCGGTTAGGTTTATAAAAGCCAACCTTGCTCTACTTGCTACAAGAACACTGTTTCAAGCGTTATGCATGATGATTGCCGGAGATGATGATGATGATGAATATTACGCTATCTCTGACTACATAAAAGAAAACAACTTTATCATACCGGCAGGTAATGGGGAATTTATCACAATCCCACTACCGCATGGAGCAAGAGCGTTTACCTCAATAGGCCCGGCAGCATTAGAAGTGCTATCCGGTAAAAAAGATGCAGACAAGGCGATTGTTGAATATATGAAAAACATAGTTGCAGAGGTATCTCCAATAAACCTTGTTGGCTTGGATAAGAGTGCTTTCTTGCTACCGACAACATTTGCGGAAGGGATGCTAACTATAACACCTACTGCACTAAGGCCGTTGGCAGAGGCAGGAGCAAATATAGACTTCACATCCAACCCTATTGAGCGAACTAACCTACTATCCACAGACAGCGACTATCTACCACGTTATCGCAACGCATATCCGAACACCAACCCGATACTTGTAGGAATAGCAAAATTCCTGAACAACAACCTTGGTGGTGGTAATGATTACAGAAGTGCAGGGATAAGGATTGACAAGAACGGCACCCCTTACCGCTCAAAAGTGTGGGGAACACTCGATATGTCACCTGCATATGTAGAACACATCATAGAAGGGTATCTCGGAGGTGCAGGTAGGTTTGTCAACGACTTATACAAAACCGGAAGGAGTATCATTAAGGGAGAGGTGCCTAAGAAGCAAAACATACCCGTTTTACGAAGGTTCTTACAGGAGCCGTACGAAAAGAGGATGATGCAAGAGTATTTTGAGACACGCTCGAGAGTGAATGATATTAACAAGGCCAAAAAAGCAGCACAAGACACAGATAATCAGGCTGAGTTTACAACACTAAACACCGCTTACAACAATGAGCTATCAGCTACTTTCGGTATGTACAACAAAGAGATACGTAAATGGAGTAAGATCAAACAAGACCATGTTGGTGACAAGAGGTACGAACCACTCATTGAGCAACATATAGAGGCACTTATCCTCGATATGAATAAAAAAGTAAAGGAGATTGATAAACGATATAATAAGAAATAATAATGAAGCGGATTACTAAAGATGATTTGGCTGTACTGAAACGAATTGCATACAAGCCAAAGAAGGCAAAAGGTGAGAAAAAGAAAAACTTTCCCACCGGAACCATATATCACGACATACTCAGTCAGGGGGAGAGATGCTTTGACGCCATGTACGACATCCGCAAGAGGGTGAGAAGAAACTTCAAGTTTTACCGGGGCGAGCAATGGGGTGATGTGGTAGAAGTGAACGGCAGACTTATGACAGAGGAAGAATATATCCAAAGTCAAGGCAAGCCTGCTCTCAAACAAAACCTTATCCGACCTCCTTTGCGTAACATCATAGGGCAGTTTCGTAGTAACCCCTTTAAGTCCGTTGTCAATGCTTCCAACAAAGACGATCAGACAGCAGCAGAGATGATGACTATTGCCTTAGAATCTGCTTATAACATGAACAAGGGTAAGGCCAGAGATGCAAGGATGCTTGAATCGTATCTGTTATCCGGGACAGCTATTTATGAAACATCATTCTCCTTCGATTATGAGAAAATGAGGGCCATACCGAAATTTAGGGCCGTTAACATAGAAAGATTCTTCATTGATACCAACATTGAAGACGTGATGGGTGAGGACATTAATATCATTGGTGAAATCGTAGATATACCTCTTATCGACCTTGTAAGCACTTATGCCAAGACAGACGAGCAGGAGATTGAGTTGAGAAACATTTACGCAGGTGTGAGAGAGCAGTATAACGATAGAGGGAAAGCCTTTGACGAGAGAGCATTGAGCTACCTCTCTTTTCGCATACCTAACTCAAGCAGCCTTTGTCGTGTGATTAAGGTATGTATATGTGAGGGTCATTGGAGGCTTCTTGCTCACGATTATGCAGATGCTACATATGAGGCATACAACATTGCTGACAAAACGTTGTTAGACGCAGAAAACGCAGCCAGACAAGCTATGGCAGAGGAATACGGAGTAGATGTGCCACTTATCGAATACGAAAAAGAGTTTGTCAAGACATGGAAATACTACCACCTGACACCTAACGGGCATTGTTTGTGGGAGCAAGAGAGTCCTTATGCTCACAACTCGCACCCTTATGTGTTTAAACTGTACCCTATGTTAAATGGCTCGGTATGGGCCATGGTAGAAGACCTTATTGATCAGCAAAAAATGATCAACAGAAGGATTATCATGCAAGACTTTATTGACTCTGCCTCCGCAAAGGGAGTGCTTATCTTCCCGGAAGACATGAAGCCAGACGATATGAGCTGGGACGATATTGCTGACGAGTGGACAAGATATAACGGCATCATACGCATCAAGGCTAAGCCGGGAGTAGAGATACCAAAACAGATAGTTGCTCAGACACAAAACACAGGCAACATGGAATTTATTAACCTCCAAATGAGGCTCATACAAGACATAGGAGGGGTGCACGATGCTATACAGGGGAAAACGGCAAGCTCAGGAACCCCTGCTTCTCTATATGCACAACAGTCTGCACAATCCTCACTAAACACTTTGGACTATCTGGAGACGTTTGCAGAGTTCGTACAAGAGAGAGACTATAAGATCATACAACTGATAAAGCAGTTTTACAAAGACAAGGCATATCAAGACCTTGCAGGCAAGAACGTATCCATGGATGCTCGTTGGTATGATCCAGAGTTGGTTAAGAACCTTGAGTTTAACAACACCATCTCCAAAGGCAATGACACTCCTGTTTACCGTATGGTTATTGACGATATGCTATTTAGTATGTTAAGAGAAAGGGTTATTGACCTCAAGATGTTCTTAGAACACTCTTCATTCCCATTCTCAGACAAGCTACTTGCTTCCATAAAGAGTCAGGAAGAGCAGCTAAGAGAAGCACAGGGGACACAGCAGGGTGGCCCTGAGCTTAGTCCTGAACAAGCGGGACAGATGCAGTTGCAAGAAAACGAAGCCATGATGAACAACAACATAAAACAGTAAGGCAATGGGACATATTATTGACACAATCACCACAACTGAAGACAAGAAGTGGGAGTTTATAATAAAAAAGCAGGGGTTATTTGATAATGTAAGTTTACGAACAAACTATATCAATGACAGAAAGCCTGTTGATCAGAGAGACGACAACAAGGTATTAGCAGAAGACGACAAGGCCCTGTATGATAAATACCTAAAGGCTGCCATTGCCGACATGAACATCATGCTTGCAAGGTATTACCAACGTGAGTTTGATGATTATGAGATAGATGATGAAAATATCTATTTAAGCCTATCATTAGTCCTCACAGCAAAGCACTCCATTGCCTTTTCATTGAGAGAATACATAATTGAGTTTTTAGAGTTGTATGTACTAAAAAAGTGGTTCGGTATAGAGTCCGCTTCGTTGGGCATAGATGCTGAGTTATCAGAGATAGAGTCAAAGCTCAAGTCTGCCATAAACTACCGCTCCGTACCTTCAAGAAGGCCCATTCATCCAATGTTTTAAAAAAATAAAGAAACCAATTTTCACTTTAATATAAATATATCGCAGTATGGCACATTTAAAAATCGCAGCAACAACAACACCCGTTGCTCCCGCAAAGGTGGAGTTCTCTTATGAGACTGCCAACCTTTTTGACACAGTATCTCTGCAAAGTACATACATGACTAAGCAGATGGTGACCCCTACCGGTGTAAATATCGGGGAAGACTACGCTCTTTCAGAAGACGAGAGAGATGCATTTAACTTATCCCTTGACATAACCATGTCGGAGATATTTGAGATTTTCTTAAAGCAGACATCCGGTATTCAAGATGCTTATTTAATCACAGATAGCGAAGTCAAGGTAACCATTCTTGACAACAACGCTTATAATAACAACGTCCTTACTCTTGTTGATATGGCTATCAAAGATTGTATTGTAGCAGGGGGACTGAAAGGATGGTTTGAGGTGTGTTCTCACGCAGATCTGTTTAAAATGTCAAACGAAAGGTATTTCATGAGTAAGGAGATACTTAAGCGCAGGCTGTTTCAATTGAAAAAAAGAAGAGCATTTGCTTCATAAATAATATCGCTAACTAAAAGAGGTGTACGGAATAAATGCTCTTTACACCTCTTTTTTTAACCACGTCTTAAAACCTTGCTTGCAAGAGTCTCTACCCATTCAGGAATAGTGTCTGTGTCTGTTGAGTAGCGCGAATATCTTTTTTCAACTGTCTTTTGCCCACGGCACTTTTTACAGACATAATGCTCTTTACAATAATAATATTCACGTGGATACCCTTCATGAAACATGAAGCGGTAATCGGTTGTCGTATAAATCCAGTTATGTTTACAAGCTGCCATAATATGATTATTTAATTATTAATCCACTATTAATCGAGGTACGCCCCATCTTAGCAGTACGCATTTTTAGTAAGCCTACATAGTTTGCATGGTTAAGATTGTCTTCTTTTGGGGATAGCTTAATATCTTCTTTTCTAAAAAGATCTGCCATGACAAATGCAGGGGAGTGCCCATTTACATTAACCTCAAAGAGTAAGTCTGACAGCTCTGGGTATTTATTAAGCACTTTCTTACCATCCGCACCAAGTGCATCAAGTTTGCTTATAATAGTTTTCTTAAATTCCTCTTTAGTTGGTTTCATAATAGCTATATCTCAATATTTATCAAATCTTGTTTTTCTATTTCATTCAGTTGAGTAAGAAGAGCGTTCAGTGAGTCAGACGCCTCTTTTTCTGTAAAGTATTCTTTGGAATATATTGTTCGCAGAGACTTCCCATCATGCAAAGAGTCAAGATAATAACAAATAGCAAATAGATAAACCACGCCATTTGCAACTCGCTCTTTACTTATCGAGCTATACTTAGCATCTATTTCGCGAGAATGCTTACGATAGTCCTCTTTTGTTATCTCTTTTCTGTATAACTTATTCCTCAATACCTCCATCTCCGCAGCCTCTTCTGCTCCATCTTTTACATAAACATGAAGTGGAAAATTAGGCTCTCCCTCACCATCTTCATAGTTGAATATTTCTCTACCAAGCATTATCTCCTCCTCGGCAGGACAGCCTCTCTGGGTCTCAAGAAATACCGGGAAACTCACATCAACAACCTTAGTGATTTTTAAAATTGACTTAGTGTCAATAGGTGTTTTGTTTATTTTTATCCACATAATATAAATATTTATCAATCAAGTAAGTTATTTCACGAACTTAACCGTATGCAATGGATAGTCCAGAATAGTACCATCAGGAAGCTCAACTAAGACGGTGGTTGTGCCGCTGCTTGTTCCAAAACCTAAAAAAATAACTTCTTCGGTAAATTCCTTAGCAAAACAATCTGTACCTTTTTTTGGCCATGGCATACCCATCTTCTTAGAAGCTTCTATGTCTTCCTCATACGGAATCCATTTTTTACATAATACTTTTCTCATAATACTTATTTGTTTTTAGTGATTAAAATCCTGCAACGCCAACGCTTTTCTTTTGCCTCAAAGAACCCTTTCCCCCGGACTCTACCTTGACAATCTTCGGTAAAGGCATCTCCTCAAAGCCTACATAAACGCCTATGGCTGTCGTGTCCTGTATGTCGTCTTTCTTGCCGGAAGCTGCCTCTATCTGTCCACTACTCTTTAGTTGTAACCATTGCATCTCATTAACAGCTTCGTGTGAGCGCTCTATGTACTCATAATCCCTAAATGCAGCAGCATACCTGTCATACGCTTGGTATTTTGTCTTTTTGTTCATGTGCCAACCAAACTTAGTGGGCACACCATTGTCTATCGCCTTATCCGGTGAGCCTCCTCTTGCATAAAGGTTGTCGTACACATCGGCCAATTCGTTTATCACTGTATAAAAGTGATCCCCCTCATACATCACTGTGTCCATCTGTTTTTTATCTCTGGAGTCAATGGTGTTGCTCTCAATAACCAAAAGCGCATGATTGTAATACTCTGCTATCTGTGCTCCTTTCCACGCAAGTATGTCATGATCTACGTGTCCGTACCATAAGGCAACCCTCTCCATTGCTCCAAAAGGATCTATTAGGGCAGATCTATCTAAAACGGATATTACAGAATTATCTGACTTGTGCGACTTTCCTCCAATATCAATAATCACAATATATTGATACATCATTTTCTCTTCGTCATACTTTTCTGGGAATTGCCAAATCTGCAAAACCTCACTACCTCCGGTATCTTTCTCAAACAGCGTTATACCAAGCAAAGCGTTAGGCCCGGTAAACGAGTTACCTCTTATGTCTCCTTTCCAAATAGGCTCCTGGCACGTTGCTCTTGCTTGCTCAATTATGTTTTCTCTAAAATATGTCCCGGCACTACTCTGAAAAGCCTCTTCGGCCGTAGTTGGAAACTCAGACTTCATCCTGAAATCAGAATATGTCTTCGCTTTCTTATACTGTCTGTACCAATTTATCCCCTCAAGCGTGGCTCCTTGCTTCCATTGCCACCACTCGTACTCTCCCATCGAGTTGATAAACTTCTCATAGTCTCCTACTTTTATGGTGTACATCTCCATCTCGAACCATGGAACAAATATCGGTCTGTACTGTGAACCGCTTGTTGTTGCGGCGAGCCATTGATCATGGAAAAAGTCTCCTATGCCTTTTGCTGTTGACTCCATCATGACAAACGTTCCCGGAACATCAGGTATGGTAGCGTAAAGAGACTGTACCAGATCTTCTCCGGACTTCGTTTGTGTAGATGCCCAAAATGCAATCTCTGTCATGTGTGCCATTGCAAGGTCAAATGAACGTATTGCATCAGGCTCCTCTGCCGAGCCTACTTGTATCTCACATCCCCTCTCTACTATATACTTAACATTTTGTGTCCCATGTACAGTTCTTATTGTTGGCTTAGCTGTGTCTTTGGGGTATTTGGCAATAGTCTTGAGAATCATATTCCTGACATTCGTTGCCTGCACCTTCAATTGTGAAACGATAACGCTATGCCAGTTCTCATAATGAAACAACTGCAACCATAGCATATACATCTGAGTAAGGGTAGATCCTCCCCATTGTCGGGCCTTTACCAATATGGTACGTATAGGCACGTTTGCCAATCGTTGCTCCTCAAACAGCGCAAGGAGCCTTCTCTGTCCCCTGTTTAACCTAAAAGGGATATACGCTTTGGTGATCTTGTCTTGTATCTTGATGCAAGTGACAGCCCAAAACTCAAAGTCATAATTAAACCTATCCTCAATAAGTCCTTTGAGCAACTTGCTTTCTGCTACCGGAGAATGCAGCAACGAGAGGTATCTCAAGCATCGCCTCCGGCAAGTACAATTTTGTACCACCAATAGGTATCTCAACTCTTTTTATTGATTCTGATAACGGATCACCGCTCTCTCTGGAGTAGTTGCGGAAGTAATATAGGTGCCTGCGCTTGTTTTCGGCAAGTATCTCATTAAGTGGTTGCATCACATATATCCTCCAAAAGCTCTTTTAGTTGTGCGTTACGGATCTTGAACAACATTTTGTACATCGAACCATCTTGCCGTATGGATTTGTATATGATATTTTCTGTTGTTCCTCTTGATATACAGTATCTCAGTTCTACCGCTGCAAATGCATCATCCTTAGCTTCTTTTAGGGAGAGTCCTCTTTTCATCGCTTTCTTCAAAACGATAAAGTATAATTCTTTTACCTCATAATTTCTAATCTCCGACTCTTTATACATCTGTAAACTTAAAAGAAGTTGAACAAAATTATGAAAACTCCACAAATTGTGGAACATAATAACTTCTCATTATACAAATTTGTACGGAAAGATATTGACAATTGTACAATACAAAGATGTAGTTATGGCAAAAACAGAAAAAGACAAGGAAATTATCACCGAAATGCCTGCCGAAGCAACAGAGCAAGTAGCGGAGGTGAGTACTCCTCAGACACCTGCAGAAATGCGCAAGCTGAGGGAGAAGATTAAAGCTCGTTATCCTGACGAGAACCCACAGTCAGACGAAGAATGGTATGCCTTAGAAGACAGGTATGCAGAAGATGTCGAGGGAGAACTTGGCAAGAACAAGGAAAGTGCTATGACTTTGCACGAAGTGATGTTGGCTTATCCGGAGCTTGCTATGATACTACACGACATTGTAGTTAATAAACTGCCCGTAAGAGCAGCCATTGCACGACATTTCTCGCAGGAAGACCTGATCTCTCAAGAGGGAGACGATGATTATGAAGCAGTAAACACCGCTTATAATGAGAGGGTTGCAAATGCGAAAAAGAGAGAAGAGATCGACAAGGAGATTGAAGCAAACCAGGAAGCAACGATTGCTACAATAGACTCTTATTGTGAAAAGAAAAAATATTCGGAAGAGCAGAAAACAGGACTGCTCGACTTTATCAACGACACCTTCCAGAACCTATTGATGAAAAAGTGCACAGAGCCTATCATTGAGGCTTTTGACAAAGCTATGAACTACGATACTGACATTGCTCAGGCAACAGAAGTGGGTGAGATAAACGGCAAGAACGCAAGCCTTGAAACGAAAATAGCAAAAGAGAAGGTCGTTGATGATGGTGTACCCACTCCGGGCAAAGGAGGCCCTATCAAAGAGGTAGAGGTAGGAAAGAACACCCGGATATTCGGGGACATAGGCAAGAGAAAAGGAATTTAAGTTAAATCAAATTGAATAAGAAAATGAAAAAGAGTTTAAAGTTAATTGTAGGTCTGCTTATTGCAATGGTTATTGTGACAGGCCTTGCGACATTTGGGGCTGATGCCCTTGTTACTTTCTTTGTAGGAGGAGGCACTATCATGCTTGTCACTCCTGCAATAGTAGGTCCGGGCAGTTCTGTTGAAGGAACGCTTACTTCGGAGGATATAAATACGGCAGATCTTACATTAGACGATTTGAATAAAATTGTAGTTAAGGTAAGACCATCCGACACTCCTCTGGACACATTGACACGAGAGATAGGCAATGTATCTCCGGCAAAAAACAGAGAGACAGGAGGATTTGAAGTAGGTACACGTGATGTTGAAGATGCTATTACATTAGAATTTGCAGGAGGAGCAGACGTTGCCAACCTAAGAGTAGGTAAGAAATCAATGTGGCAGATATCTGACACTATCTATTGCCCTGACATTGTGGGAGGTGACAATAAGCCACTTATGTTATATGTATGCGGAAAAGACAACGCTGCATCTACCGTACAGGTTGTTGCTGCTAACCCGGTTACAGGTAATATCCCGGCTATTGCTAATTCCACCAAACTTATTCGCCTTTCAAAAGCGATGGGTGAGACAGATGCGCAAACAGATCCGTTTACTACTTTGCCGACCGACAGAAAGAACTATACTCAGATACACATGACTCAGGTAGAGGTGTCTGTATTGTCAGAGATACACAACAAGAAAGTTGCTCTGGACTTTACCACACACAAAGAGGTGTCTATTTGGGATTGGAAAAGAGCGATGGAGCTTACCAACCTATTTGGTAAAAAAGGTAAGTTTACCGACCCTGTGGCAAACAAGGTTATCTACACCTCAGATGGTTTGTGGAACCAAATACCGGGCTTCTCTGACTACGATGCTTCCGTTACTCCTACCAACGCCATGTTCGTTGAGATGTGCAAAGAGATATTTGATGGCAACAATGGTTCGGACAGAAGAATCCTGCTTGCCGGCTCTGAACTCCTTGTATGGCTATCAAGAGTAGATCAGTATATCAAACAGTTTGAGGCAAAGAACACAGAGTTTGTTCATGGTGTGAAATTCAACAGGATTGAAACAACCTTTGGGGAACTACTTATTAAGCCTATGTCAAGCCTATTTGTTGGTGAGATGGCTAAATGTGGTATGGTACTCGACATGAGTTATATCCGCAAAGATGTGCAAGAGGCACTCAATGTGGTAGAGCTTGACCTTGACAAGACAGGACAGAGAAGGGTTAAGGCTGTTCGTATGATCGAGAACTACTGCCTATTTGCAGAGAATCTACCTGTACACAGAAAGATTATTCCTACAACTACATAAGCAATAAAAAAGAATACGTAAAGAGGTATATTAAAGGGGGTAGGTGGTTCAATGATTACCGCCCCCTTTTTACAAGACCTACAAAAATAAGTATTTATGACACCAACGAAAGTATATATCAGCCTATTAGGGCAAAACCATTCCACAGCTATTTATGTTAACGGAGTGCGAAAAAGAATTACTTTCTCCGGATCAGAGGGAGAAATGAACGGCATTTACACAACAGGCAAGGCTGACGAGCAAAAAGCCATTGAGATAAGTCCCGGCTATGGGAAAGCATTTGCCATTCACAAGGTGTATAACGACAGCCCTATTGGTAATAAGCCGGATGTTGTTGGCCCTGGCAAGCTCGTAAACGGCCCAATTTCCACAGAGACACTACTTGATAACAACCTTATTGATGGACAAAAGCCTATTCAAGACATTATCGAAGATGTGGTAGATGATCCAAAAGAGAATGTAATGATGGTATTTAAGAGCGTAAACGAGGCTCAGGCTTTGCTCACAAAGGCTCCGTATAATGTTGTTAAAACAAAGATACGTACTACTGCAGACATAGTTGCAAAGGGATTAGAATTAGGGTTGGATATCACATTTAACAAAGAGCAATAAATTGCCAATTACACAACATGGACAGGACAGCGTTAATAAACAGTGTAAAGTCGAAGATAGACGAAATATCTTCTTCTGATGCATTGGTAGTAGATGTGGGATTAGAGGACAACAACCCAATAGACACCATCATTGATGGCTTGTTGGATGAGTGTGCCAAAGAGGTTCTACTAAAGGCCCCTATACACCGCTTGACTGTTACTTCATCTACTGCAACAGCGACACCGGACACAGTTGTCACACAAATAGGGACTATACCTCTGCCTGCAGACTTTGTACGGTTGGTAGAACTGAAGATGGCAGACTGGACACGCCCCGTTACGGAGCTATACTCTTCCGGTTCACCCATTGCTCTTAAGCAGTCAAACAAGTGGTTACGTGCAAAATGGAACAAGCCTGTTGCCGTTCTTTCAAACAGAAAGGTGACAGCCGGTAATCCTCCTGTTGTTACGAACCCTGCCGTTATTGAATACTATTCTATAAAAAGCAGCCATGCTATCTCCCGTTTTATGTACATAAAAAAAGAGGTGGCCGAGAATATGCCTGAATGGTTACAGGATGCTTTGTGTTGGATCTGCGCTTCTAAGGTACTTGCTATACTCAACAAGCCTACAGATGCGAAATATGCGATTGAAAACGCTGTTGGACTTTTAATACATTAATTCTATCATGGCAAAGAAGGGTATTAACAAACAGTTTGAATATAAGGACACCGATAAAGAGCATGATCATATTATGGAAAAGATAGATGCCCTTAAAGACGACATTAAGGAGGATATCAAAAACCTTTCTGTCGCAATTGCCAAAATGCCTGAAGAAATATTTAAGAGGGCAGATGAACGTTATGCCTCAAAGACTGCTGAGAGGGCCATATACGCTCTGGTAGGGGCTATCTGTCTTGCTTTTGTGATGGGGTTATGGTATTTATTAACCGGATAAAAATACAAACAAAACACAAGCAACAAGATGGGCTTTGTTAAAGACATATTTTTAGGAAGAAGGGGACACGCTTCATCAAAAAGGGTTATCGGGACTATCTGTATAGCCTATGCGATGCTTATGTGCTCTGTCTCTTTTTTCGTAAGCGGAGGCATGGATATCCCTGCAAACGTACAGGTAGTGTCTTTACAGTTCCTCATTACCGGAGCAGCACTCATTGGGTTGGGCGTTACGGAAGGGCTTGTAGAAAAGGAGTAGATTATGAAAAGGTTTAAGTTAATCGAAAAGGTGTTTGGCATTAAGTTTATTGTCAATCACAACTCGAAAGAGATACACAGGATCAAGCACTTGAAGGGAGTGTGCAGGACATATCTTATGACAAAAGCAAAATATGCTTCCAAAAAGAAGGTTGAAAAATTGCTCAAGTCAGGTTACAACGGGTGTCGTTTCTGTTATCCAGAAAAGGATGAAGGTTAAGGGCAATTAATAACATTTTAATAAATATAGGAAATGAGTAAATATTTTTACAAAGGAGCAGCGCTGAAACTTATTTTCGCTACTCCAACTCCAGATGTGGGAGACAGACCGACCATAACAGGTTACACCATCTCGGCAACCATAATTGTGGGGTATGTTTTAATGTGTTAGTGTTTCATTAATAGAGGGTTAATATTTGTATTGATTATGAGAAAGTATTTTTATAAAGGTGAAAGCCTTTCAATATTACTACAAACGCCAATTCCCGAAGTAGGGGAGAGGGTTAAGATAACCGATTACGAGGTAACGGCAATCATACAAGGTGTTACACCCTCTATTGAAACGATAACCGATTATGAGATACGGCTCTTCCTTTCGTCTGCTCAAACGAAGCAGTTAAATGAAGGAAGGGCTGATATTGTAATTACGCTTACTCAGGGAGAAAAAGCTGTTATAGGAAAAAATATTTCACTCTTCGTCTCCGATCCTTTGACTTCACGACCTATTGACGGTATGAGCGACACAGAGGACATGATTTTGGCAATGAACACAGGAGATATGGCCTTTAATCTCTCTCTTGCCCATGTCGTGATGAGTCCATACCAATTTTGGATAGAAAAAGGGAATATTGGATCACAGCAGGATTTTGAAAACTTCCTACGACAACCTGCATTAGATGCAGCGAATCAGATCATGGAAGAGTACAACATATATAGGGCTGAGATATTAGCCTTTATCGAGAGCACACAACAGCCCCAAATAATTGATGGGGGAACATTCAATTAATAATAACACTATAATATCATGGGAATACAAAGAATTAGAATTAAGCGAGGCATAAAGGCCAATTTACCAACAACAGGAATGTTGGCAGGGGAACCACTTGTAACAACCGACAGAGGTACGCTTCATGTGGCCACAGGCGTAGATACCAAACTCGCAATCGTACCAGCAATTGAGGAATTAACAGTAATGCCATCAATAGATCCGGCAGCTGACTTACTCATTATGCACGATGCGAGTGAGAACGCAGGACAGAAAGAAAAAAAGGTAACACTTGCAGGATTGAAAACAGCACTCAACATACCGGAGGCAAGTACAGACGAGAAGGTCGCAATTGTGGCAGGTGGGACATCAGGGTATCTATACGGAACAGATGGAACAGATGGATTGATTCGTCACAGCACAGGCATTAAGATCACAAAAGATCCTGCAAACGCATTTATGACAATAGATGTAGATGTAGTTGATGGTGGCACATTTTAACTAATAAGCAAATGGGAAATCAGAAAATTCTGATCAAGAAATCAACTGTTGCAGGAAAGGCCCCTGTACCGGACAATTTGGATGTTGGAGAATTGGCAGTCAATACTGCTGACTCCAAAACCTACTCGAAGCACAACGATGGTACTATTAAAAGGCTATCAGTTGGGACAAACGCAACACAAACCGAAGATGGTTTAATGTCGTCTGATGATAAGAAAACCATAGACTACACAGCCGGGACAAATGCGGTTACAACCCTTGTTTCGCTACCTATCGCAAAAAGGGTTATTGTGGCTTCCGTAACAGC